ATTTAGAACTATTGTGGATATTAAAAAATCTCACAAAGCAAAGGCTCAATGCATAGAGGTAGAAGATAAGCAGGGTTTGTATCTAACAGATCAATTCATAGTAACTCATAATACGACGACCTCCTTAGACTTCGCAGCCACTGCACAAAAAGAAGAATATAAAGGAAAACTGAAAAAGCCTAGGCATGTGTACTACCTAAATATAGAAGGTAGACTTAAAAAGAGAGATTTAGAAGGTATTCCTAATTTAGATTTAGATAGAATTGAAGTAATAGGATCTCAACAAGGTAAAATATTACATGCTGAAGAGTATCTACAAATTGGAGAAAGAATTATAAATGAAGAGCCGGGATCTATACTTATAATAGACTCTTATTCTGCCTTATGTACAGAAGCAGAAATAACATCAGGTATGGATAAGATGCAACGTGCAGATGGAGCTAAGCTATTAGCTAAATTTTGTAGAAAAGTATCTAATGTAATTCCAGTAAATAAAAATATAGTGATAGGAATTACTCATTTAATGGGAAACCCAACAGGATATGGGGCTGAATTTAAAGAAAAGTCTGGTCAGGCGATTGCTTATCAAACAGATATAAAACTAAGAGCAAAAAGCTTCAAGCCTTGGGCTTTAAATGCCGATAGTAATCAGATAGGACAAGAAGTGGAATGGCAAGTTATTTGCTCGTCATTAGGAGCCCCCGGAGGTAAAATAACTAGCTACATTAGATATGGGGTTGGAATAGATAGACATATGGAGCTTTTAACACTAGCATCAGATATGGGATTAATAAACAAAGGAGGAGCATGGTATACTTTAGATTTTATTAAAGAAGAGACAAAGATTAAATTACAAGGAGCAGAAAAAGTTAGACAACATCTTATAGAAAATCCTAATCACTATATAAAGCTTCAAGAAGAGGTTAAGGCTATGATGGGAATAAAATGATAGTATCAGATCTAGAAGGATCACAGCAAGAACTTCACTTGACAGGACATATGCCACAGGGTATACTAAATAAGTCCTCCTACCATTTATTGGCCAGAAGTCTCTTGTCCTCTTTATATCCAACAATGCAAATACTAGAAGAGATACCCATACACATAAGAAGGTCTAGTCTTTTATATCTAGACTTCTATATTCCACTGACCAAAACAGCAATAGAAGTACACGGAGAACAACATTATAAATTTATCCCATACTACCATAATGATCAACTAGGATTTATTAGACACCAAAAGAGAGATAGAGAAAAAAAAGACTGGTGTGAAATAAATAATATAAAATACATAGAACTACCCTTCAGCGAGACACAAGACCAATGGAAAAACAGATTGCAGTAAATAAACCCTCTCAGGAACAAGTGGCCGAGTGGGATAGAATATTAGATGAATATGAGTCCTCGGTTGGACTTCCTCAATATTCGTCATCTTCTTTTACAGGAGAAGAATTAAATGGGTATTTTTATATGGATAGATCACAAATAGAAAAATTGACACCAGAAGACTGTGCTCAAATATCATATCGTCTTGGGCAATTTGCTTTTCATATACAAAGAACTATTAATAGAGAACTAGCAAGATATTATTGGGCAGAGGAGACTATTAAAGAAACAATAGCGGATGAAATAAATAACTATAAGGGGTATGGATTTATAGAAAAATCATTACAGGCCATTAAACATAATGATAAGGCTACTTCTTTAAATAAAATTAAAAAGTATGCAAAACAAAGAAGTGATAGACTTGGATATATTGCTAATAATATAAAGAATCTCTCAGATATTTTACTGTCTATACAAAGGATAAAAACAAAAAATGGTTAACATACCTAAAGATAAGATAGAGTTGCTGATCTCTCTTTTAAGCAATATGCTAGTGGATGATCAACCACAGGAAACGGTTATAGACACACCAAAGAAGGCTCAAAAAGAACCGAAGATAAAACAAAAGAAAGGTCCTGTAAAAGCAAATGGGACTAGAGACAATAAGTTTCTTTCTATGCCAGAGAGAAACCTACACAAAGAAGATGTTCAGATAGATAAAATGTTGCAAAAGGTTCCTCCTGTATCAAGAAACAGAAAAACATCCTTTTTAGATGTTTGCTGTCGAGTGTGTGGGAAAAAAGAAAAGATTAGTGCTTCTCTTTTATTTGAGGCAATAGATAGATATAAATGTAATAAGTGTTCTATTAATCCGGGATAAAAAACAATGCTTTGCGATTTAGCAGCAGAAAGAGCAATTTTAGGGGGAATTTGCAATTATGGAGAAGAAGCATACCTAGAGATAGCGGATCTGATTAACGAGTCCTCTTTTACTATAGATAGTAATAGATATATTTATAGGTGTCTTAAGAGTATCTGTGATAGTGGACACAAGCCCAAGATTGATATTGCCTCTATTTATTCAGTTGCTCAAGAATTATCTATTTCTGTTTTTCTTTCTAAAAAAGAAGAGATTCAGCACTTAAAAGCAATCATTGACTTTCCAGTAAACTTAGAAAATATTAAGAAGTTTGCTGCAAAGGTTAGGAAATTAGAAATAGCAAGATCTCTATATGCAGAACTACAATCAGCACAAGAGAGAATTAAAGAGGTAAATGGATCAGAATCTATTAGCTCGATAATAAGTCTTGCAGAGGATACTATTTTTGACTTTACCAACACCCTGTCTGATTCAGATAATAATCCTCTTTGTCTTGGAAATGATGTTTTAGAATATATAAAATTTTTAGAAGAGAATAAAATAGACCAAGTGGGAATATCCACTGGGTTTCCTATTTATGATCAGGCAATAGGTGGTGGATTAAGAAAGAGCACAGTTAATATTATTGCTGCTAGACCAAAAACAGGAAAGACTCTTTTGTCAGATAATATGGGTTTTCACATAGCTCATAATCTAGGAATTCCAGTGTTAAATATGGATACCGAAATGACGAAAGAAGATCATGTAAATAGAATATTAGCAATGATGACAGAGATAGAAATAAATTCTATTGAAACAGGTAAGTTCGCAGAGTCTGAAACCAAAAAGACAAAAGTAAAAGAAGCAGCTGAAAAACTCAGTACGACTAAGCTTTATTATAAATCCATAGCAGGAAAACCATTTGAAGAGCAATTATCTTTAATGAGGAGATGGATTGTAAAAGACGTAGGATTAAATCCAGACGGCACAGCAAAAGAGTGTGTTATCTTCTATGATTATTTAAAACTGATGGATAGTCAAGGAATGTCTCAAGATATGAAAGAATATCAAGTCCTAGGTTTTATGATGACATCCTTGCATAATTTTGCATCAAAATATAAAGTCCCCATAGTGGGATTCATACAACTCAACAGAGACGGCATAAATAAAGAAAGCACAGACACAGCAAGTGGATCAGACAGAATTATTTGGTTGTGTAGTAATTTTACTATATTTAAAAGAAAATCTGATGAAGAAATAGCAGAAGACGGACCTAATCATGGAAATAGAAAATTGGTTCCTTTGATTAGTAGGCACGGTGGGGGACTAGATGATAATGACTATATAAATTGTGAAATGAAAGGATGGTGTGCCAAGATAACAGAAGGTAATACTAGACTGGAAATACTACATAACAACAAGGGTAAAGAGAAGGGATTTATAATAGATGACTCAGATGACCAAAAAATCTCCTTCGTATGATCAGAGCCAAATAAAGCTTCTTTGTGATAATATTTGTGAAAAGATAGAATCTCTATTAAATCTTTTTCATCTAGATTATAAAAATAATAATCAGAATATGATTAGTATGTGCTGTCCAATTCACGAAGGGGACAACCCTTCTGCTATAAATATATATTATAGTGGAGATAACTATAGGGGGAATTGGAAATGTAGAACTCATAATTGTGAAAAGACCTTTAAGGGATCCATTATCGGTTTTATAAGAGGGGTTTTATCAAAACAAAAATATGGTTGGGAAAAGCAGGGGGATAAGACTTGCTCTTTTACAGAGGCGTTGGCTTTTTCTGTAGATTTTACTGGACTACAAGAAGATCAAATAGTAGGAATGTCTTCTTCAGAAAGAGAGAAACAGTGTTTTTCACAAATAGTTTTAAAGATTAAGCAGAATAAAGAAGAAGAGAAGATAGGAATTTCTAGAGAACAAACAAAAAAAGCACTACAAATACCGTCTGAGTATTATATACAGAGGGGATATAGCAATGAGATATTAATCAAGTACGACATAGGACTATGCGACAAGCAAAATAAAGAGATGTTTAACAGGTCTGTTTCTCCAGTATACGATGACACAGGAACAAGAATGATTGGATGTACGGGCCGGTCTATTTTTGAAAAATGTAATGAGTGTTCTTTTTTTCATAACCCAAAAGAACAATGTCCAGAAGAGAATGAGCAATGGAAATATTGTAAATGGAAACATAATCTAGGATTTAAGTCGCAAAACCACCTATACAACATGTGGGAAGCCAGAGACTATATAAAAGAGTCAAGCATCGCCATAATAGTAGAGAGTCCTGGAAATGTTTGGAGACTAGAAGAAGAAGAGATACACAATTCAGTAGCTATCTTTGGATCTTCATTGAGTGACAGACAAAAGATTATATTAGATTCTTCTGGCGCAATGAAACTAGTTATATTAACAGACAATGATGAGGCAGGAGATAAGGCCTCAGATATAATAAAGGAAAAATGTCACAGGACATATCAAATATATAGACCAAAAATTTCTAAAAACGATATAGCAGAGATGAATAAAGAAGAGATCAAAACAGAAATAATAAATTATATAGAAAGAATTAAATGACCCACATACTATCATTCTCTGGGCGTAAGCAGTCTGGCAAAAGCACATCAGCAGATTATATAATATCTTTAATAAATGAGCATAAACTCAATATGTCTTATAAGATCTATAGTTTTGCAGACCCCCTTAAACAGGATATCTGCATGAATATATTAGGTCTAACATATGACCAGTGTTATGGGTCTGATGATGACAAGAATACCATGACTGATTTATGGTGGGATGGGGTTCAATTAACAGCTAGAGAAGCTATGGAGATTATAGGGACTAAAATCTTTAGAGCCTTAAAAACAAATGTGTGGGTTGATGCTACTATAAACAAGATTAAAAAAGAAAATGTGGATCTGGCTATTATCTCAGACTGTAGGTTTCCAAATGAAGTAGGGGCAGTTAAAAATAGTGGGGGTCTTAATATAAGATTAGAGTTAGACCCGTTCCATTCTGATGCTATTAGTGAAAACTCTCTAGATCAGGATGTTTATGATTGGTCTAATTTTGATATTATTATTAAGAATTCTAAAATGACTATTGAGGAAAAGAATAGGGAGATAACAAGATTTTTATATGATTATAATATTATCTCTACTTGTGGGATTTCTGATGATAAAATACAACAATACCAAAACAAAGGAATACTCTCATTATAATAACATACTTCAGAAGCTCATCTTATAATACTCATTCTATGTGCGAGCAACAATATTTTTTTGAATACGTCTTAGGGTGGCGGGGAGCATCAAATAAAAAAGCAGATAAAGGCACGATTGTACATAAAGCATTAGAAACTTTAGCAGTTATAAAAAAAGCACAGCAAGATAATCAAAGATATATAGAAGACGAAGTGCTTGATAAAATAGATGTTGAAAAATATGATTTAAATCAAATAATTGAAAAGGTATATAAATATTATTCTGAATCTTTTAAACATCATGAGTGGTTAGAGAAAGACTATATTGATTGTAAAAAGTGGACTTATAAAGCCATAGAATTAAATAATGGGATGTTTGATCCTAGAAATAGAGATATAGTATGTCCAGAGCAAAGATTTGACATAGAGATTAAAAAACCTTGGGCTTATTATAAATACCCAGATGGCACAGAAGGATACCTTGGATTAAAAGGAACCATAGATCTATTAACTAAGGTAAATGACAACACCATAGAAATTATAGACTGGAAAACCGGTCGTCGTCTAGATTGGGCCACAGGAAAAGAAAAGACTCAAGAGTCACTACA